GGTCCACTCCCCAAACGAACCCCATTGTGCTGAACGCTCGAGGCGAGCCGCAGAACACGCTGGGCAACTCGGTGGGCCTCTGGCTGACCAATTCCACGGCTTACAAGTTCGTGCTGTCCCCCTCGACGGATACCGACCCGCCGACGAATGCCATCTGGACCATAGACAACATCACCGCCGGCCAGCTCACCGGGACCAGCTACACGGCCTCTGGAACCAACGCTATTGCGCTGACGCCGACCAACAATACGCCCACGCCAATCGCCTATGCAAACTACAACACCTATGTCTTTGCTGCGCCTGCGACCTCCACTGGTCCGGTGACGATCCAAGTTGGCTCTCTCGGATATCTCAACGCCTACATCAACGGTGTCCAGGCGACCACGGGCCAGATTCAATCCGGTGAGGTCGTCATCGCGGTCTACAACAGCGCACTTAACTCCGGCGCTGGCGGCTTCGCGCTTTATCTGTCTATCAACAGCCAACCGTTGGTCTACGGTGCGGACACGGGATCTGCTAACGCCTACGTGGTCAACCCGACGTTTGTGCTGTCCAGCCTGACGACAGGTCAAGTGGTAGTGTTCTTGGCTGCTAACGCCAACACCACGGCTTCCACGGTGAACGTCTCGGGTCTTGGCGCGAAGTCCATTGTCACGCCTCAAGGCGCTGCTCTGTACTCAGGACAGATTGCGTCCAATCAGGCTTGTGTGTGCGTCTACAACGGCACCAGCTGGCAATTGGTGAACCCGTACAACACCACCGTGCAGAACCTCTACGCTGCCGACACTGGAGCCGCGAACGCCTATGTTGTCTCTCCTGTGCCTGCTCTGGCAAGCCTTGCGGCGGGGTCGCTAATCTACTTCAAAGCTTCGAACGCATCGACGGGATCGTCCACAATCAACGTCTCCGGTCTAGGGGTCAAGAACCTGACTCGGTCGGACATCTCGTCGCTGCAAATCAACGACATCGTCGCCAACGGTGAATACCAGGCGGTGTATGACGGCACCCAGTGGCAGCTTCTCAATCCCACGCCTAACGTTCTGGCCCCCAAGCTTTATGCGGCGTTCACCGTGTCGGGCGGTGTTCTCACAACCACGTTCAAAAGCACAAACATTTCATCGATCAGCCGTAGCGGCACGGGTGCTTATAACATTTCCATCACTTCTGGTGTGTTGCCCGATGCCAATTACGTGGTGACGCATGTTCAGGAAGGATCAAACACCGTGTTTGTTGGCGTTACAAACAAAACGTCAACCGGGTTTTCATTCGCTTGTACGCAGCCTGGCCCATCAGCCGCCGATGTTATCGGCCTTGAATTTGTGGTGACGAGATGACCGACTGGCAAGCAGCATTTGACGGCGCAGTGGCTCTGGTGTTCACCGGGATTGGCTGGTTTCTGGCCACGCTTTACCGGGACATGCGGTCTCTTGAGCAGAACCTGACCGATTTGGTGCAGGAACTCCCAAACACATACGCTAGACGGGATGACCTCAAGGACCTGATCTCCGAAGTCCGCGCCACGCTGCGTAGGATAGAGGACAAGCTTGACGGGAAGATGGACAAGTGACGACGCCGTTCCTCGCTGACGACATCAAGAACGAGGAGGGCCGGTTCCTGCACGCTTATCCCGACCCGCTGACGCATGCGGCTCCTTGGACGGTGGGTGTAGGTTTTACAGGGCCTGAGATCGGACCCAACACGATTATGACCGACGCACAAGTGGATGCTGAACTAGACCACCGGGTGGAGATGATCTGCGGCGAGCTGGATGCGAAGATCCCTTGGTGGCGGGACTTGTCTGATGTTCGCCAGGATGTGGTGGTGCAGATGGCCTACCAGCTCGGGATTGGTGGGCTGCTGACCTTCACCCAGACGCTGGCTTGCCTCAAGAGCGGGGACTGGTCTGGAGCAGCGGCGCATATGCTGGACTCTCGCGCAGCATGTCAGACGCCTGCCCGGTGGAAACGCCAAGCGCGGCAGATGCTGCTGAACGAGCGGGTGTGGTTGTAAATCAAGGGGTTGCGTGATATATCGCGCTTGAGAGGTGCATCATGCTTCAAGAGATGATTGACGCCGTTATTCGCCACGCCCTGACCGGCTTTGCTGGCGTTCTAGTAGCCCATGGATATGCAACCAATGACCAGGCACAGGCCGTGGTGGGTGGTGTCATGGCGCTGATCGGGATCTACCTGTCGTACAAACACAAACAAGCCATGCTGAAGGGTCACTGATGTCGCTCACCTCGCAACTGCTCAAGAATCAGATCACCGCTGAAGACTTCGCCGTGAAGGCTGCGGCTGACGTGTACAAGGCCGTGCAATGGTTCCAGGTGATCCCCGGTGTGATCTCGGTGGAAACGTGGCTGCTGAACAAGCTGGAAGCCTACATCGCGGCATCTGCCGGCGGGCTGTTTGCGGTCAACGTGATTGATCTCCTCAAGACCGAGCTTGCCAAGCTCACGGCGCCGCACAATCCCTGATGGGCACTCCGCCTCTCAACCTTGAGGCCGCTCGCGAAACTATGGAGCGGGTGGAGGTTGAGTTGCGGGCGGGATACCGACCCCGTGGCATGACGGGATCGGGCATGGGTGCCATAGCTGCGGCTGCTCAAAAGGCGGTCGCAGATGGGTTTGTGAAGACCACAAGCTCCTTTGAAGCGCGGATAACCCGTTGCGCTGTGATGGGATTGAAACCGGATTGGACGCTCTACCGTCCGCAACGGTACCAGCAGCCGGTGCCGCGACAAGTCATCACACCGGCTGCACAGCCAGTGATATCGACGCCGGGACATGGATCCCGGCTTCTTGTTATTGGCGATCTGCATCAGAACCCCGGACAACCTCACAGGCTCGAAGTGCTTATTTGGATTGCCCGGTATGCCTCCAAGGAACGGTTTGAGCGGATCATCCAGGTGGGGGATTGGTCGAGCTGGGATAGCGTCTCGGCACATGATCGCAACGACACCATGGCTGGCCGGCACAAGCCCAGCATCCGCCAGGACATGGAGAACCTCAAGCAGAGCCTGCAAGCGTGGCGGGCGGGGATTGCTTCGGACTATCGCCCCAAACAGGACATCCTCCTAGGCAACCACGAATACCGCCTGGAGAGATGGTGCAACGCCAACCCTGAGACAGCGGAGAGCTTCACCGTTCAGCGGGATGAACTCTTCACGCAGTTCGGCTGGCGTGTGCGGCCCTATGGGGAGTTGTTCTACGTCAATGGGGTTGGGTTTGTGCATCACCCCGTCAATGGCGCTGGACGGGCCTACGGAGGCGCTACAGGACCCCAGCGGGCAGCCAATCACACAACATGTCCGATTGTGTCAGGCCACACCCACCGCCGCCAGGTGCATGATGCTCCCAAGATCGGGCCGAGCGATTCCATCAGCATGGTCGAGGTGGGTTGCGGGATGCCTTGGGGCGAGATTGAATCCTACGCACAGCACTCAAGCACCGGCTGGTGGTGGGGTGTGGTGGATATGACGGTGGTGGATGGAACGATCACCGATGTTGCGTTTGTTTCGATGCTTCGGCTCGCGAGAGAAAATAGCAGCCGCGCTTAGCCGCCTTTGGGCATCCTTCCCACCAATACCAGCATGTGCCGGGGCCTGCGTTCGGATCTCGCGAACATGCGCCTTTGGTTTGCTCGGGGAACAGGCTCGGCTGGATCATGCCGTCCGCCTGGCTATTTCACGCTCTAGGTACCAAACAGCCTTCTTGAGATCCTCGACCGCATCGGCCTTCAGATCGCAGCGCCATATGTATTTTAGTGCATTGCCCAGGTTGAACCCCATGTGCTCGGTGATCTGGATGCATTCCACGCCTGACGGGTGGGATGTATAGTGCGGAGGGTGATCGATCGTTTCGGCGGTCATGGCTCAAGCTTCCTTCAATGAGGCTTCAATTTCGTCCAATGATCCCCATTGGCTCGCCATGGCGTCGGCTATCCCCTGAAATGTCCGACTCCGTTCCTTCCATCGATCCGGACCGGGTGACATGCGATGCACCCTGGCCGCGCGGCCGTCGACGATATCGGTCGGCGTGAGCGGGGGGAGATTGCGCAGCCAAAGACACGTCCGCTTTGTCTCGCCGTGGCCAAATTGCCAAGGCTGGATTGTCTGGCTCGCCGGCTGGAAATTTCGGATCCGTTCCTTTGCATGGCGATGCATGAGCGGATTTTTTATCGCGACACGCTCGATTGGCGCATTCCAGAAATCCGAGAAAAGGCCGCAAGCTTCGTCCAGATCTCCCCACAAATTCCGCTCATGCAGCCAGCGAACGCCGGACAAACAAAGCCTGGTGCAGGGCGGATGCGCGACCATGAGCAAATCCCACCCAAGGCCGAGGAGATCCCGCGCGTCGCCTATGTAGTGCCGATTTGATCCGTCCTCTGCCGGCAAGAGGTCGCATGACCATGCATCATGGCCGCGGGCCGAAAAGGCGCGCCGGACGATGCCGGAATATTCGCACGCGACAAGCACCCTCACGGCTCACCTCCAAGGGCGCGGCGGGTCTTACACGTAGGGCATTCTGCCGGGTTATGACTTACCTGTGCTGGAGCGCGGTAGTCGGCGCAACCCGTTCTGAAGTCCGCATAGGCCACCGGAAGATCAACTTCGATGGCGCGCTGTTTAAGGTCGGGTGTCAGGTTTCTGCGGCAAATGTGATTGGCGCAATCGCTGTCGCAGAACGATCGTCTAGATAGCAGAGGCTCACGGCTCACCTCCAAGGCGCGGCGGGCGATCTTGCCGCACTCTTCTTTCGACGACGCGCTGGTCTGGCTGCACAAGTTGATGTGCGTCAGCGCCTCCCGTAATTTGTTGTAAGAATTTTCAAGGTCGGAGCGGCTCAACGTCACCATGTCGATTTCGGCACAGGTGCGGGTGTTCCAGCGCGAAATGGCCTTGCTGGGATGGCCGTGTGGGCCTTCAGCCAAACACTCGCAACAGACCACTATGGTGTAAGCGCCATGTCCGTTGGTGGATAAGTCATGACTTCCGCAGAATGGGCACGGCTTGCAGGTATTGAGATCAACAGTCACGATCAAAGTCCTCCCATTCTTGGGCCTCTGAAACATCGTCTTCCTGATCGGGAATATTTCGCATGTCAGATGCGTTTAAATCCCCAGATGTTCCCGAGCGGTAATTTGTCCGAAAAGTGCGGTTTTCTTCGGACAGCCTCGCGTTCTCAGCCTCTGCTGCGCGGAGGGCGTCACCCCCAAGGTCGTGTCCTTCGCAGTTCTCGACGCCGTATTCCTCGACGCTCCCGACCGCGCTGGCGAGGTAGGAAAGCTCGACAGCCTCCGCAGTGCCGGGCTTGGCGTCCATGAGCGCATCAATCCGGCTGTAGACCCACCGGCCCACGTCGGCCTCCATTGACCGTTCGGATAGTCGGGCCTCTGCTGCGCGGAGGGCGGCGACCAAATCGTCTCCAGCCGAACGCAGGGTTTTGCCTCCACCTAGTCGGATCGCTTCCCATCGGGATATCAGGTCTGTGTTGCTCACGGCTTACCTCCAAGGGCGCACTGCTGAAACACGTTGCCGTATCTCGACGTCATCGTCTGGCCTGTGACCGGACGCCCCGCCTTGACCCATCTTTCGTAGTGGCTCCAGAACCATGACTTGTGAGGGATCAGTTCCGGCTCTTCCGTGCGGAGATTGATCCGCGACGGGCCGAATTGCTCGCTGTCCTCAAAGAACATGAGTTGCCTTCCGTCCGGCTTCTGCATCCGAAACCAGCCGATTATAAAACTGTCGATGAAGATCGGGCTCATGGCCTACCTCCAAGGGCGCGGCGGGCGCCCCAAACATCGTTGTCCCGGTCGGTAATATTTTCTGTCCATGAGGCTTGGGCCTGTTGCCCAGCACTCAGCCTCAGCTATCAGGTCCGCGCTCTGGCTAGGGGCGGTGTGCACCATAGGTGACACGCCGGGTTGTGCATCATCCTGCACTTTGCGGAGATTGGGGGCGCCATTCTCCGCAACATAGGCGGGCACTCTGTCAGGATACGCATCGG